CACAGCAAGAAACAACAGAAGAGAAAACTTAAACCACAAGCAATGAGGGCCAGGCGAGAAGCACTGCGCCAGTTTAAAAAGCGTCATATGGGTCGTCCAAAGGGCGACCTTTCGTTGTATTGTGGCTTCATAAGAAAGGAACTCGATGGGAATCAATTTAGAGATCAAGGGTCAACTTGCAAAACTTCTTGCCACCGAAGACCTTATCATTGAAAACAAAGAAGTTCGTACTGCTTCCTTCAATGTAGATTCTCGTGTGCTGACCCTTCCTATCTGGGACAAAGCAGATAATAATGTTTATGATCTTCTGGTTGCTCATGAAGTTGGACATGCACTCTTTACTCCCAACGAAGATCCCGCTGATGATATTCCCCATCAATATGTGAACGTCACTGAGGATGCACGTATTGAGAAACTGATGAAGAGAAAGTTCATGGGACTTGCTAAAACTTTCTATCGCGGTTATGTGCAGTTTCATAAGGAAGACTTCTTTGAAATAAAAGATGAAGATATTAATAGTATGGCTTTCGCTGACCGCGTAAATCTTTACTTCAAACTTGGTTCTTTTGTTTCAATCTTTTTTACTGAAGAGGAGCAAACGATTGTTGATATGGTTGCCAATGCAGAGACCTTCCTGGATGCACAGGAAGCAGCACGAGCCATGCATCAACTACACAAGCAACAGAATGAGCAGGAGAAGGTTGCTTCTGTTCAGACGCCAAAGGAGGGCCAGGGTGGTGGAAATGAACCTTCCAGTATGGATATGCAAGATCAATCACATCAGTCCGAAAATATGGATGAAGGTGGTTCTGCGGGTGGAAGCGAAATTGAAACTATTCAGGAGTTTCCTAATGATGGTGATGTTCAACAGGATGATGAAGTAAAAACAGATTCCAATCTTTCTAGTAATCTAGAGAACTTGATCTCAAATAATTCCAGATCTAATGAGTATGTTGAGATTCCAAATGTAAATTTGAAAACTATCGTTAATTCCAATAAAGAAATTTCTGAATATATTGACAGTTTTTTCAAACAGTATCAAAGAGATCGTATTGGGTTGGACGGTGACACAGAATGTTGTTATAAAGTTCCTGATAACTCCTACATCAAATTCAAAAAGTCTGCACAAAAAGAAGTCAACTATCTCGTCAAGGAGTTTGAGTGTAGAAAGTCTGCTAGTGCTTATCATCGTTCTACTGTATCTAGGACTGGAGTCCTTGATTGTGCTAAACTCCACACTTACAAATACAATGAAGACTTGTTTAAAAAAATCAGTGTGATTCCTGATGGTAAGAACCACGGTCTATTGTTTGTTCTGGACTGGTCTGGTTCGATGACTGATGTGATTGAAGATACACTCAAACAACTTTATAATCTTGTTTGGTTCTGTAAGAAGGTTGCCATTCCTTTCAGTGTGTTTGCTTTCACTCATGAATATAATCATGCATATGATGATGACGGATATATCACTGAGGCTCCCGAACACTATACGGTCAAAGAAGGTCAACTTTTTGTTGATCGTCGGTTCTCTATGATGGAGTTTTTCAATGATAAGACTTCTTCTAAAGAACTTGATAATCAGATGAAGAACATCTGGAGAATTTCCTATGCTGCTAGTCACTATTGTTGGTCTGGCAGTTACATGACCCCTCCTAGGATTGGTTTCTCTGGTACTCCTTTGAATGAATCTATTGTTGCACTACATAACATTATCCCCGACTTCAAGAAGCAAAACAATCTGGAGAAAATAAATTGTGTAATCTTGACTGATGGCGAAGCAAACCACCTTGCTCGCCATAAGTTAGTTGAGCGTAGAGACTGTGAAATTATGGGTAAGATTCGTCTAAATGATAATTGTTATCTGCGTGATCGTAAGATCGGTAAAACTTATAAGATTCCTTATGCGTGGTACGATTTCCACAATATGATGGTTGAGAATCTCTGTGATCGATTCCCTGATATAAATGTGATTGGTATTCGTGTTCTTATGGGCCGAGATGTGAGCAGTTGGATGCGCCGAGGTATCAATCAAAATGATTTCATGAAACTTCAGAGAGTGTGGAAGAAAGAACGTGCAGTGACTGTAAATGTCCGTGGTTATACAAAATACTTCGGATTATCTGCTTCTTCTCTGTCAAGTGAGACTGACTTTGAAGTTGATGAAGGAGCAACCAAAGCAAAAATCAAGAGTGCATTTATGAAGTCTCTGAAGACCAAAAAACTAAATAAGAAAGTCTTGGGCGAATTCGTGGAGTTGATCGCATGACTGAATATAGAGACAATTGGAAGGAGATCGCTAAGGCATCAGAAAGAGATCCCAAAGCATTGGACATTCTTGAGAATGGTGCAAAATCTTTAACACAAGCATATTTCTTACAAGCAATGCGATACAAATATGGCCGATCTAACAACTGACCACTCTGCCCCTGACTCTGCCCCACTCTGCTCTATACTAGCTTCAGTTCAAACAAACCACATGTCCCTCTCACCTGAATTCATTCGCACTTCCCTTCAAGGGTTGTATGGTGAGTCTGTTTCTGCTGCTGATATTCGTGCCTGGTGTGCTATGAATGGTGCGAACTATCAAACTGTCACCAACAAACTTGCTGATTACAAAACTGGTCGTGGAAAGTGGAACCTAGAAGTAATAGATGAGACAGTACAAGAACTAGAAGTAACTTACAATGCACCTGCGGCTATGCCTGCTGTTGAACAAAATCTTATTCCTGCAAAAGATGATACTTTCGTCCAGTTTGGTAATTTTTCGGATCTTAAAAAGATTATCAAGTCCCGTGTATTTTATCCAACATTCATCACTGGACTTTCTGGCAATGGTAAAACGTTCAGTGTTGAGCAAGCATGTGCTCAAACAAAAAGAGAACTTATCCGTGTAAACATCACTATCGAAACAGATGAAGATGATCTTATTGGCGGTTTCCGTCTGGTTGATGGTAATACTGTCTGGCACAATGGTCCTGTCATTGAGGCTCTTGAGCGTGGTGCTATTCTCCTTCTGGATGAAATCGATTTGGCGTCCAACAAAATTCTTTGTCTTCAGTCAGTTCTCGAAGGAAAGGGAATTTTCCTTAAGAAGATTGGTAAATTCATTACGCCAGCAGAAGGTTTCCAAGTATTCGCAACCGCCAACACCAAAGGTAAAGGTTCTGACGATGGACGATTCATTGGAACTAACGTGCTCAATGAAGCATTCCTTGAGCGGTTCCCAGTAACCTTTGAGCAGGAGTATCCATCCACTTCTATTGAAACTAAAATTCTGAGTAAGATGTGTATGGATGAAGATTTTTCCAAGCGTCTGGCAGACTGGGCTGACATCATCCGTAAGACTTTCTATGATGGTGGTATTGATGAGATCATCTCAACCCGTCGCTTGGTTCATATCGTCAAGGCATTCAACATTTTTGGTGACAAGGCGAAAGCAATTCAGGTCTGTGTAAATCGTTTTGATGATGAGACCAAGCAAGCATTCTTGGAATTATATGATAAGGTTGATGCAGACTTTAATCTGCCATCTCTTGACGAGGAAGCAATGAAGAACTATAATCCTCTTGACGAGTCTGTGATTATTTGATATAATGATGACAAACTCTTGGTCCTTTTTATTTGATGAATTGAATATGTCTAATCAAGACTTTTGGGAACATGATGGTTTTAGTATGATAGGCAACCCTGGTGCAACTTCAGAAGATACCATTTCTTTCTCATCTAACACTGACACCATTTCCTTTATTAACACGACTATTTCTGGTGGAAATGGTTTTGACACCATTCATTGTTATGGTGCTAACGATATCCTTGCTGGACAATACGTAGGTGACGGTTTTTATGGAGGAATAGGTTCTGATACAATTACTTTTAATTTGAATATGGATACATCAAAAAAATCCTATAGGTACAAATATGGCGAGGAAGAAATCCTTAAGGAACTGACCGAATATATTGCCTCTACATATAAACAGCACTATTCTACTGGTGATGATAAAATTCAGACACTTGATCTGATTGAAGCCTGTGGTGATGGAGAAGCATTTTGTCGCTCCAACATTCTCAAGTATGCTTCTCGCTACGATAAGAAGGGCACCGCCCGCCGTGACATTATGAAGATCCTGCACTATGCTGTGCTTCTGATGCACTTCAATGACAAGAACTCCCAACGTGAAACCTACCCTCAGTAATTATGAAACTGTCTGATAAGACTATCAACCTGCTCAAGAACTTCTCCTCCATCAATCAATCAATTCTGTTCAAAGAAGGTAACTCTCTTCGCACTATTTCTGTGATGAAAAACATTCTCGCAGAAGCAAAGGTCCCTGAAGAGTTTCCTAAGGACTTTGGAATTTATGATTTGAATCAGTTTTTGAATGCTATTTCATCTCTTCATGTCAATCCTGAACTAGACTTCAGCAACAATGAATATCTTCTTATTCGTGAGGGTCAGAAGCGCAATCGTTTCTTCTTTGCTGATCCTAATGTGATTGTTAGCCCTCCTGAAAAGTCTATTACTCTTCCTTCTGAAGATGTTTGTTTTGAACTTGATACTCAAGTTCTTGGCACTCTGATGAAAGCATCAGCAATCTATCAGGTCCCAGATCTATCTGTTATTGGTGGGGCTGGTGTTGTTAAGTTAGTCGTTCATGATAAAAAGAATGATACTTCTAACACTCATGAAGAAATTGTTGGTGAAACCGATGCTCAGTTCTGCTTTAATTTCAAAGTGGAGAACATCAAGATCCTTCCTGGAACTTATGAAGTAGTTGTTTCTCAAAAACTTCTTTCTCGTTTTACAAGTAAGAACCATGAACTTACTTATTATATCGCTCTTGAACCTGACTCATCCTTCGGTTGATGAAGCATATACTTTTTACCCTTAAAGGTTGTCCTTCTGAACTCCTTGATGATTTGGAGTTCATTAGAAAACTTATGTACAAAACTTCTAAAGAGTGTAATTCAACTCTTTTGGATTTGAGTGCCTATAAATTTGATCCTCAAGGTGTTACAAGTATTGCTATGCTTGCCGAGTCTCACATTAGTATTCATACATGGCCTGAAAAAAATATGGCGGTTTGTGATATCTTTACTTGTGGAGATGTCTCTACACCAAATATTGGTGTAGAATATATGAAAGATCAGTTGAAGGCAACTGATATTGTTTCCCGTGAATTTGAAAGACCTTTGGAATGAAAACACTCACGAATATGAGAGTTACTGGCAGCATTGCTGTTATTGTTGCATATTTTGCAATTCTCCATGTTAATGTTCTTTTGGGAGTAATAATTAATTTTATTGCAGATCTCATTTCAATCCCATATTTTGTAAAAACTAAAGCATGGGATGTTGTGGTTATGCTAGGATTCCTTTTAGCAATAAGCTTTAGCAAACTTTTATCATGAATATCTTTGTCACAAATGATTCTCCTTATAAATCAGCACAAGTCCTTCCTGACAAACACATTGTCAAGATGCCCCTGGAGACCTGCCAGATGCTCGCTATAGTCGCCTCAGACAAGTGGGGACATGGTTATGGTACTTTGCCTAAGGCAGACGGTACACCCTATGCTACAGAGAAAGGAGCGTTTCGTAATCACCCCTGCACCAAGTGGGCAAATGAGACTGTAGCAAACTCTAGATGGTTGCTTGAGCATGGTATGGCATTATGTGAAGAGTACTTTACTCGGTACGGTAAAATCCATACTTGCTTTAAGACTCTCCTTGCTGCTGATGAAATTATTCCTTATGTAAAATATAAAGATCATACTCCTTTTGTCTTTGCGGGCCCTGATGAGTATAAGTATGATACCAGCATTGATATCTTCACTGCATACAAGATGTATATTGCATCTAAACCATGGGTGTGCGATAATTATCTTAGGATCCCTAATCGTAAACCAGAATGGATATGAGTAATCCACTAGGACCAGTAAAGAACACTAGAGAAATCTACAATCGATATCTTGAAAAAGTTATCACTGAAGTTCAGGTCCAATTTGATAATGAAAATCCAGCATGGATCCCTTTGGATACCCTGTTGGCTATTAAAAAAACTAACTATGAGTCGTGATGAATTTCTTTGGGTTGAAAAGTATCGACCCAAGACAATTGAAGAATGTATTTTACCAACAAATATTAAGAAGACATTTACTGACTTCCTAGATAAAGGTGAGGTGCCTAATTTGCTTCTTTCCGGACCTGCTGGGTGTGGTAAGACCACTGTTGCTAAGGCACTGTGTAAAGAACTAGGAGTAGATGTTTATGTCATCAATGGATCCGATGAGGGACGATTCCTTGATACCGTCAGAAATACTGCGAAGAATTTCGCTTCGACCGTATCGCTTTCGTCAACTGCAAAACACAAAGTCATCATCATTGATGAAGCAGATAACACAACGAACGACGTACAACTCCTCCTACGGGCGTTTACTGAGGAGTTTAGTGGCAACTGCAGATTCATCTTTACCTGCAACTTCAAAAACAAAATCATCGAGCCATTACACTCCAGATGTGCATGTATTGACTTTTCAACCAATTCCAAAAGTAAACCCCAACTTGCAGCCTCCTTCTTCCAAAGGATCCAAGAAATCTTGGATACAGAAGGTATTGAATATGATAACAAGGTCCTGGTAGAACTTATCAACAAACACTTCCCAGATTGGCGACGTGTTCTTAATGAGTGTCAACGATACTCTGCTAGTGGTAAAATTGATGCTGGTATTCTTGCAACATTCAGCGATGTTAAAGTCAATGACTTGGTTAAGAAACTTAAAGAGAAAGATTTTCCCGAAGTACGTAAATGGGTTGTCAATAACTTGGACAATGATACTTCTGTCCTACTGCGTCGTATTTACGATGCTTGTTATGATTCCATGGTTCCGAATAGTATTCCTGCTGCTGTTCTTACTCTTGCTAAGTATCAGTATCAAATGGCATTTGTGGCAGATCAAGAAATAAATATGCTTGCTTGTTTAACCGAAATTATGGTTGAATGCGAGTTCAAATGAATGAGGATGAACTTGAGGAACTTAGATATGATGTAGCACATCATCTACTCAGTAAGATGAGTTCTGGTTCTCAATTTCAATATGCCTTGGATCGTATGCTACAATTATGCAATCATTATTCAGAGGAAGAACTAAAAAAAATCTTACCCAAATCAAAGAAAAGATCTAAGGGCGAAGGATTCTAATTAACCAAAGAGTTTAAATTCAAAATGACTGAAAAACGACTATATAAAATTACTCAAGAACAAGCAGACATAATTGTTGCTTCTAATAATCTCCGTGATGCCGTTGAACTTCTTGGTGGAACTATGGAGAAAAAACAGGCCTTGAATTCTCAAGGTATCTTAACAAACAAAATTGTTATTACTTACAATGAACGAAATGAAAAAGCAAAAAGTCAAAGCTCAAGTTAAGTCAAAGTGGTATTACATCTTCTGGGGTACTGCCACTGTGTCGGTTGTTTTGGGTCAATTATATGTTGGCACTGGATACCGTCAAATGCATAGTGGTATGCAAGACCTGCTTCAAAAAGTCGATGGAGTTTTTCTTTACGCAACACCTGATAACGTGACATTGATTACTATTAAAAATGGATATTAAAGTATTACGAATGAACACTGGTGAGGAAGTAATCTTCACCCTGGTTGAGGAGACTGATGATTATGTTGTACTCCAAAATCCTCTTGTAGCAGTACCCAGTGCTCAAGGCCAGATTGGATTTGCTCCTTGGTCAGTGCTATCAAAAGAAGATAGTGGTATCAAAGTTGAAAAACAATATATCGTTTATCTGATTGACACAAGAGATGAGATCGTAGATAATTACAAGAAGATCTTTTCTCCGATTGAAACACCAAGTAAAAAACTGATTTTATGATGCAAGTATCTGAGGATGATGCCGTATGGGCGGCAAATGAATTTATTGATTACTTCAAAAACTTTTCCTCTATTGAGGATTACCTTCGTTATGTGAAAAAAGAAGTCATCTCTCAGACAAGTCAACTTACTCCACTTCAGGATGAGTTCTTCAATGAAGATATTCATCCTAATGAAATGGAGTTTGACATCAAATTTGTTGGTGCTCGCTTTCAGCAGGCAGTGCCACAAGAGCATTATGGCAATCTGTTGAGAGCAGTTTCCTCTCATAACAACGAAAGTAATATCCCTGGTAGAGAACTGCGTTGGATGGTGTTTGAGAAAAGAACCCAGACCTGTCTTGGATTTATTCGCTTTGGTTCTCCCACTATCAATTCAAAGCCTAGAAATCTGTGGTTGGGTAAGGCACCTAATCTATCTGTATTCAATCGTCATGCTGCGATGGGATTTGTGATTGTCCCTTCGCAACCCTTTGGATACAACTATCTTGGTGGTAAACTGCTGGCACTTCTGTGCTGCTCCCACTTTGCCCGTGAGACTTTGAACGAAGTCTTTGAAAAAAATATTGCCTTATTTGAGACAACCTCTCTGTATGGTTCTACCACATCTGCGTCTCAGTACGATGGTCTTAAACCCTTTATGAGGTACAAGGGTCTTACTGAGAGTAAGTTCCTTCCCCTGCTCCATGAAGAAGTCTTCCACCGCCTGCACGACCGATTTACCCTGTTGAATGACAACACGCCTCTGACGGACAACAGAGCGTCTTCTAAGAAGATGAAACGTCAGACCAAGATGATTTCTATTATCAAAAATACTTTGACTGGTGATAAAAAGAAAGGAATTCCAGATCATCCAAAACTAGCAGAGTTTAATAGTGTCATTAACATGGCATTCGGACTTACTCAGAAGAAGAGGTTCTATATCTCTGACTATGGATATTCAAACGTCCGTGAGGTGATTATGGAAGAGCAGGATGAACTGGTTCGTGGCCCTAACTGGGACAAGTTTTATCTGGAGAACATTATTGCTTGGTGGAAGAAGAAAGCATCTAAGCGATATGAGAAACTCAAGCAGGAAGGTCGGTTCAGGACCAAGGTAGAACTCTGGACAGATGATGATGACATTCAAATTATTAGATAATGGAACTCAAAGACTGGCTCAATTCAATCAACTTCAATAAGGAAGATCTTTCAGAACACTCAAAAGAATATCCTCCATACATTATTAATCGTTGCTTATCTGGTCACATGGACTGTGTGTTGTTTGCAAATCAAATGAATCTTCAACATCATATAGACAAAGATATGCAATATTCGTTTTATCTAAATAGTCTGAGGAAACGAAAGAGGTTCTCTCCTTGGCTCCGAAAGGATAAAGTCCAGGATTTAGAATGTGTCAAACAATACTATGGTTATAGTAACGAGAAGGCATCTCAAGCTCTGAAAATTCTGACTAAAGAACAGATTAACTTTATTAAAAAACGACTTGACACTGGAGGAACAAAATGAGTACTGTTGAACCTACGGTACAGTGGTCACAGGACCAAATGATCGAAGTGATTTTAAATGAACCTGATGACTTCTTGAAAGTCCGTGAGACACTGACTAGAATCGGAGTAGCATCCCGCAAAGAGAAGAAACTCTATCAGTCTTGCCATATCCTGCATAAACAGGGAAGATATTTCATCGTGCATTTTAAGGAGTTGTTCGCGCTCGATGGTAAGCACGCGAATTTAACTTTGAATGATGTTCAACGTCGTAACCGCATTGTAAGACTTCTTGCTGACTGGGGTCTTGTCGGTGTTGTAAGTGGTGATGCAGTTGTTGATATCGCACCCCTAAACCAAATCAAAGTTCTGGCATATAAGGACAAGTCGGATTGGGTACTAGAGCAGAAATATAATATTGGCAAGAAAGGAAAGACCCAGGAAACCGAATAAATAATATTGCGATCTTTCGTGCGGTCGCTTCAGTCGGAAACCCCTATAAGACAGTGTAGATATCACTACACTGTCTTTTTTGTTATGTGTTATAATTAGTAATGTCAGAGGAAAGGGGGTGTAACTCTCCCTTTGACGCTAAAGGTTGCCTTCGGGGACCACAAAACACAAACTCGCTTTTAAAGGAGCTACGAACCATGGGAAACCTTGCACGGTACACTGCTGCGGACCTGCCTGCACTGATGGAACGCATAAATAAGAATAGCATTGGAATGGATGAATACTTCGATAGGTTGTTTGCTCTTCACGAAACAACTAAGAATTATCCTCCATTCAATCTAGTAACGGTCAGCAACGTAGAATCGAGACTAGAACTTGCGCTTGCAGGATTTAAAAAGAAAGAAGTAAATGTCTACACACAAGACGGAAAACTTTTTGTCGAAGGACAAAAAGAAGACACCGAAACAGATACAGAGTATGTCCACAGAGGAATGGCTCAACGATCTTTCACCAGATCTTGGACACTGGCAGAGGACACGGAAGTTAGATCAGTTGAATTTGAGGATGGGTTGCTAACTATTGTTCTTGGTAGAATTGTACCAGAGCATCATCAACGAAAAGTCTGGTTCTAAATAGTTTTGGCTACCTTGTTAAATATCGTCGCTGCAAGAGGGGCAACTGGCAAAATCCAGTTGACGCCCCTCTTTTTTCTTGGTAGAATGCTATTGAAGACAAATTATGACACCCAAGAAAAAGTATAAAGAAAACACATGACTATTAAACTTTTGGTTCTAAAATCTGGAGAGGATGTT